ATTCGGCTAGGAACGCTGTGTCGTTTGCGGTGGCGGTTGCGATGCCGAGAAACACCTCGACATCGTCGTCGTCAATCCAGGTGGGTTCCTCGACCAGGACTGCGGTCACCGCAGTCGTTTCGATGTCGTCCTGGTTGTTCACCACATATTTGACGGTGCCGGCGGCGACGAACGTGAGTTGGTGGTGGCCGTCGAGCTTGTTGTAGCCGGTGCCGTAGACGTGCACGGTTTCGCCCACCACCAGGCCCGTCACCGATGCAACAGTCAACGTGACTACGTCGTCTGTGCAGGCGATAGCGGTGATGGCGATGGACATGGTGGTGGGCTAGCCGTGGTGGGGGGATCAGAACGTGGCGTCTGGGCCGATGATGCGGATCATGTTCACGTCGACAACGTGGGCGGCGAAGTAGCCGCGCACGGCGATGTTCACACCCAACTGGGACGGGTTGTCGTCGCGAATGAATCCCTTGTAGGACTCGTAGCACTCGATGCCTCGAGTGTTGATCAGCCAGTAGTACTCGTTGGCGTCCTTGTTGCCGATGGCCTGGGTGCCGATCTGGTTGGACACGACGAGCTGCAAACCGAGCGGGTTGCCGTTCCAGGCGGTGACACCGGCCGGCAGGTTGCCGATGCCCGACATGGGCGACACCTGTGGGAACACCGGGCGGCCCTGGCTGTCGACCAGCGCACCGAGCTTGGCCCAGATGCCGGGGGCGACTACCAAAGCGTTCGGCAGGTAGTTGCCGGTCGACGCCATGCTCGAGGCACCGAGGTACAGCTCGGTGATGAACTCCTCGTCGTCGGTGTACGACGACAGGATGAGTTCCTGGCTGTTGGTGACGGCTGCGGCCATCTGGTCGACCACGTACTTCTCGGTGGCGAGGGCGTACTGGCCGGCCATGTCGATGATGGCCTGGTCGAGCATCGACGGGGCCGACCAGTCGATGACCTGCTCCGACAGGTACAGGCGACCGCCGAACGTCTTCTTGGTGACGACGATGTCGTCCACCTCGAAGTCGGCGTTCGTCAGGTTCGACAACTCGGTCGACTGTTCACCGACGGCGCTGTGCACCTTGACGTACGGCCGGATGAACGTGGCACCGGCATCGGGCATCGAACGTGCGCCGAGGGCGTTCACGATGGGGCGCAGAGGGTTGATGTCGTCGTACACCGGGGCGACGATCGGCACCGGCACCACACCGGCAGCATCGGCCACCAGCACGTCGCCCTGAGCGGCGGCGATCTTGGCGATGTTGTCGTTCAACTGTGCGAAGTCGTGGCCGCCACGCTTCATCGCGTAGATGTACTCGCCAGGGCTCGGCAGCTTGAGTGCACGCTTCGGCTGTGCGAACACGATGGGGGTGGTGGGCGTTTCGGCCGGTGCTGCGGCCTCGACGGTGGTGGCTTCTTCTGCCATGGGGGTGTCCTCCTTCGGGACCGTTTGGGGGATTTGTGCCGCCACTTTCGTGATCTGGGCGGCTTCAAACGCTGGAAAAGCGACCAGGGAAAGTTCCATCCAGTCGCCGGCTTCGATGACCATGACGCCGTCGGCGTCGTAGGTCCATTTGGTCGGGTTGACGCCAACCGACACGCTGTCGATCGCGCCCATCTTGAGCAGCTCGAGGGCGTCGTCACCGGCTCGGGTGGCGGCGATCCTGGCGGTGAACTGCATGCCGGCTTCGGTGTCGACCCGGTCGATGACCAGGCCGCGAATCTGGCCGGCGTCGTGACCTTCGATCAGTTTGGGTGCTGGGCCGTCGGTCGGCAGGCTGCCGCGGGCGAACTTGACGGCGGTGCCACCGGATTCGACAGCGGCAACATCCCACGGCACAGCCAAACCGGAGATGGTGCGTGTCGGGCTGTCACCTTCGGCGGCTTGCACCTCAACGGTCGTGTTGAACTTGAGCATCAGACGGGTACCTCCTCCATGGGGGCGACTTCGCCGGCCATGTTGTACGCGTTCAGGTAGGCGTCGATGTCGAACCGGACGTGACGACCTCGAGGTGTGATCGTGTCCAGCGACAGCGTTTCTTCGATGCAGCTGATAAACGGCTTCGCACCGAACAGATACAAGTCCTGTCGGGCCTGCTGGGCGTTCTGGTAGGTCATGCCGCCGGTCGGTATGCCGATCAGATACGGGGGGATGTTGGCGATGCGTGCCAACTCCAAAGCGGCGTGTTCACGGCCCTCGGTCAGCTGCAATTTCGACGGGTCGGTGTCGAACTGGACGTATTTGACGTACTGGTTCAACGCGCCGATGGCGTTTGCCTGCCTCGAGGTGGCCCAGGCGGCGGCCAACTCGGCGAGTTCGTCGCCGCCCATCGGCTCCCCGTCGGTTTGCTGCAAGTAGCCGGCTGCGATCTCGTTCGACGCAAACCGTTTGGCGGCGGTGTCGAGCCGGATGCTGATGTCGATGGCGCGTGCCCCGTAATACAGCAGGCCGTTGATGGGGGACAGGAACTGCACCACGTCTTCGGTGGGGACGTGCATGCCGTTGAAGTACACCTGGTTGGAGATGCCGAACCATTGCGGCCCTGACTGGTCGGTGGTCGTGGTCGACCCGGCCGGCAGCCATTCGAACGACGCTGGGAACCCGTTGCTGTACCGGGTGCGTACATGCCAAAACGCCCGACCGTAGAAGAACAGGTCGCTGAACGTGTTCGCCATAATGAAGTTGCGTGTCAACCGCGGGTCGGGCCTGGTGAACCACGACTCGCCCGGGATGTGCACTTCTTCGTAGTTCTCGCCGTCCCATTGCAGCGTGTACTGCTTCAGGTCGAGCGAACCGATCATGCTGGCGATCAGGTCACGCGCCCTCGAGATGGTGGGAACGCTCAAGGCGCGCTCCACTCCCGCCCCGACCGAGTAGGAGTAGAGCGCGCCGATCTGCGATGCGCCACCAGCCGCGGCCTTCACCTCGACAGGTGAAGACGCGAACGCTGCCGTGCGTTGCTTTCGACGCAAACCCATTGCGCCGAACACTAGATCGTGCTAACGCGCGTGTGTTCTCGCCGCACCCATCATCGGGCGGCGCACCGTCGACGTGGGTTTCGCGGCGAGGCCGGCCGCCCAAACCATGCATCTCGCGAGCTCAATCGGGCCTGGAGACTTTTGTGACGACAACGCCATCGAGTTCTGGGATCGGGTCAGCACGGCACGGCCGACATGCTCGGCGAGGTTGCGTTGGTCGACGTGCACCAGGCGTTCCTCGAGGACCAGGGCACGCACGATGGGTGTGAACGTGTACTGCTCCGACATGCCGACGATGGTGGATCGGCGTGCCAGGTCGGGCGGCGCCACAGCGTGCAAGCCGGGTGTGATTGCGAACTGCAACGACTTGTCCTGTGCCAGGGTGTGGAGTTCTGCCCACATTTTTTGGGCGGTGTCGACCACGAACGCCACCTCGACGTGCACCACACCGCCGTCGGCGACCGCCCGAACGCCGCAGTAGCGGCTGTCGTCAAGCGATGAATCGACAGCGATGATGCCGCCGGCCGGGACGGCGTCCACGATGCAGCGATCCCACACACCCAACGGCAACCAGCTCGACGCTGCCGCCACCCAACAGTTGAGGTGGGCACGGTAGAACGCTGACTGGTCTGGGCTGTCGGCTGCCGCCTCGAGGGCGGCTTCGGTGATCGTGGTGCCCAACGCCGGGTTTGCCCACGACCACCATGCCCGGTCGGACAAGGCGACACCTGGCGGCGGTGACCATTCAGCGAAGTAGATGCGTGAGAAGTCGCCGCGGTCGATGGCGTTGATCGCCTGCTCACGCAGCTGAAGCATCGCGACGCTGGATTCGTCGCCAGCGGTCGACCACATGCTCAGTAACGGACTGCGTCGTGCGATCTGTGACGGCCGCAAAGCGTCGAACACGACCGTCGGTGCCACGCTCCACAATTCGTCCACGATGATCAGATCGTTCGTGCCGCCGTGCGCGTTCGTCGGGGTCGCCGCACGGATCAGCAGCTGCGATCCGTCGGGCATGTCGACCTGGGCACGGCCGTACGACCGTTTGGACACGCCGCCGAGCTGCTCGAGGTGCGGTTCCAACTCGTAGAAGATTGCCTGCGCCCGGTCGAGCTTGTGCGCCGTGAGAAACACGGTTTGTGGCTGCTTGCGTAGCCGTGCCATGTCGGTCAGCCACCAGCCGGCCAAAGCCGCCAACGACACGGTCTTGCCGTTCTGCCGTGCGACCGAAACCAGCGACTCACGTCGAATCAGATCGCCGGCAGCGTCATGCTCCAACTGGCCGTCCAACGCAATGCGCTGCCATTCCATCAACTCGACCTGGAGGTGACGGCGCGCCCAGTCGGCAACCAGAGGGCCGTAAGTCTCGCCACCCAAACCGGCCGTGACCAGTCTCGGCTCCACACGCCCCATTCCAGAGCCATCCACCTCGAGGTGCGGTGACTCGGTGCCGGTCTGCTCATTTTCGGCGACATACGGAGCA